TCCCGCCAGGCGTCAGGCCAAGGCGGGATGGCAGGGTTAGGGGTTACTCAAACTCGATTGTAGAAGTGGAATCTGTGGTATTTTATGCGAATTTTGGAGTTTTATTTGCATTGAAATTCTTTGCAGTCTCCATATTCTACCTCTTTGCAAATAGCGGTAATGCCACCGTAATGCCACGGCTCCACTCGAACCATCAAAATTGATGAAACCGCGGATTTGTCTATTGCGAGAAATTTTCTGGCCGTCTCCGACAAAATCCGCGGGTTCCTGCTGGGTATTATATCACACGAAGGTGCTGCAATGCAACCCAGCTATTGATCTCCGACAGAAAAGCCTCGTCGGCCCCCTGCCTGTGGGTTATCCTGCCCACCGTGTACCTGCGGTAGCCGCCCATGTAGGCAGGAACCGCCGCGCCGCGCGAGGGATAGGAGCCGCCGTAGACCGCGCCGGGTTTTATGTAAACGGTATCGCCTACTGCAATACTATTCTGCATACAGCACCTCCGGCATTCAGGAAATCACGTTGCCGTCGGCATCGTGGGTTTTGGGCAGCATCTCCACCGCGCCCGTGATCGCGCCCTCAATCACTTTCTCGATCTCCGGCGTGATCTCAACGCCCGCGGTTTTCAGTGCATCAGTAACAAATTCAGTTGCGCTCTGGTAACGATCATCCTTGCCGATGGTGGCCGTTTTGTACAGTTTTTCGGCAGCGTTTACGCCCACCTCGGCCAGATCAAGAACGGTTTCGATGATGGTCAGCGCCGGGGTCTGGGGCAGCAGCACCTTGATCTTGTCGAACACCTCGTTTGCGGTGTCAGAAACGGTTCCCGCGCTCTCGATGATATTCGATACATTGACATTCTTGCTCTGGGCATACTTGATGCCGAAACCAGCGCCCACAATGGCGGCGCTGCATACGATGATGATAACGAGTGCAATTTCAAAACCAGTCATGGTTGTTCCTCCTTTAGCGATTGATAAGGTGTTCTTGCAGGGCAATTTTGGCTTTTTCCATCTGGGCCACATTGTTGCCGTCCAGACCATGATCGAGCAGCGCGAGGATGCCCTGCTGCTCCACGCGCTGGCCCGCGTCGATTCGATCTAACCGGGTCTTGTCATTTGCAAAGAGTCCATCCGCTTTGACTTTCCATTGCATAAGCTCACCGAGCTTTAACTTCATGTCTGCGACAGTCTCTTTCAATTCTTTCAGATCACGGCTGTTTTTTTGGATGTCCTGCGAGGGCTTCTTGACACCGGCAATCCATTTACCAATCACGGTTCCGGCGGCGCTCAAACTGACGATGCCGCCCGCGATAGCCAGCACCGCCAGCCAAATTTGATGCACCGTGAACGTGACGGTAAGAGGTTCGTTCATCGGAATCACCCCCTGACATCTACGCTCAACTTGTTGCAGACCATGCGCAGCGCATCAGCATCGCCCTTACTGATCTGGCCGATCTGAATAAACTGCTTCGTCTTGGCTGCATCGCAGTATTTCGCGCGGTAATAGCCCCACTGCACAAGATCATACAGCAATGCGCTCTGGTAGATGGTATAGGCACTGCGGTTGGGGCAATCGTGAATTTCCAGCGTGTACAGGCCGCGATTGTCGTCGGCCTGATCTTTGATGCCCGCGGCGGCACGGGCGACGGTAGCGTCAATCCAGCCCGTGACCTTGCCGGACTTACCCACGTTGGCCGTGCTGTTGGTGATGCGCACACGCCCGTTGACGATGGCGCTACCCCACAGGTAGTAAGTACCCGCGCGGGTCCCGGCCACGATCTGGGAGGTGCTGGCTGCAAACAGAGAGGTTCCCGTCAGGTGCAGTGCCATGCCCGCGCGAAGCTCGGTTTCCTGCTGCTCCTGCTGGTTGCCCAGCAGACGGCGGTTGACTTCTTTTGCCAGATCGCCGAAGCGGCTGCCCAGATAAGGGCCGGGGCAAGCGGTGTTCTTGAAATAGCTGTGCTTGGTCAGGTTGCCGCGAGCATCGCCCGTATAATTGAGGCCGGAGGCCAGCGCCGGGTTGCGCTGGCAGATGTCCACACACAGCGCGATCAAGGACTCAAAGGCCGCGTCGCTGACATGCCAGTTGCCGCCGATTTGATCGTTGGCGACCTCAATCGTGATAGCCCGGTGATCGTTCTCCGGGCTGCTGCTGCACCAACTGCGATCAGCCTCGTGGCAGAGCAGCGCAATGTCGCCATTGCTGGCGATGGCGTAGTTGCTGGACATCCGGCGGGCCGGGCGGCCCTCGATCTCCGCAATCTGTTTGAGGCTCAAATTGCCCGCCATGTGGTGGGGCGTGATCTTGGAAATCGGGTACCGGCGCGGGCGGTTGCAGTTGGGCGAGATCGCAGAATAGGTAATCAGCCCGCTATCACTCATCATCCTCTACCCCCTTTCCGTCGCACAGTTCATCCTCGGCCTCGACGGTCAGAATAGTTTCCTTATCGGTCATGTGGTATCCCTCCTTAAAAAATTTAAGGGCGGCAGCGTTGGTGCTGTCGCCCTTATTTCAGATAATAGAAGCGTCGAAGCGGAGCTGCGCATATTTGCTGCGCTGATCGCCCGCATCCCCGCTGTTCTGTTCGATCTCGGTCAGCAGACTGTCGATCAGATCGAGAGATTCATCCAGCAGCGCCCGCAAGCGCCGCTCCCTGTTCTGCTCGTCCATCAGTCGGCAAACTTCTCGTCGAAAATTTCCTGCGTAAGCAAGATGCCGTTGACATCCGTGCCGATGCGCCTCTGCGCCTCGGCAATCACGGCGGCCTTGCCCAGCTTGGCCGGAACCTGCTCCAAGGTGCGGCGGCCATGAACGATCAGAACCACATAGGTGTATGCCATGTTGTTACCTCCTTACAGGCTTGCAGTTTCGTACAGTGCGGCGATGGCATCATAGAGGTCAAGCTGGCCGGACTGCAAATTGTTGAAACCTTCGGTCAGCTCCTTGTTGTCCATGATGCCCTCGTCCTGCACACCGGGCTGCCAAGTCTGACCGTACTGCCAGTAGGTGGCCGTGTCGGCCTTGATTTCGTCCAGCGTGTGGGCCGTCTCGAAGTAGACTTCATCGGCCACCCACACCTTGTAGGGGTCGCCCTGCTCCGGCTGGACGGTCTGCTGCTTGATGTTCTTGCGCATCCAGACCTTGTTTGCAGCCGTGCCGCCGAAATTCTCAAAATAAATCTCGGTGGGCTTTTCGTTGTAAGTCGTTACCTGAATCATGCTGCTAAAGCTCCTTTCTTCTGATGCAGTAGTGCATAATAGGAAATGTCCTGTTTTGCTTTTACAAAGATATTTTCCACATCCAGTTTGGCCTTGATCTTGACGGAATCACTATACTTGAAGTAACCGTAGTAGCAGACTATATCCCGCGCCCGCCGTAAGGTCAGGTGCAGATTGTGGCGCAGCCATACGCCCGCCCGCAGGTAATGCCGCCGTGCGCGAAGAAAAATTCTTGCACGAACGGTTGTGCATTTGTACCCAACCACATATCCCATCATGTCGATGGTGTGTCGTTTAAGATCAAGTAATTTCCAGTTGTCGTGCAGTTTGACACCCAATTCCCGCTTAGCCCAGACAGCAGCCTTGCGCAGTGCGCTTTGAATGTCCGCGGCGCGGCTGCCGATCAGCAGTATGTCGTCCATGTAGAACAGGATGTGATGCACCAGCTTGACGGTGCGGGTCTGGCCGCGGCGATGCTGTACGCGCGTCAAGGTCTGAATATAGCGGTACATGTAAGAAAGCGCGTAGTTGCAAAGCCACTGCGACAGCAATGTGCCAATCACGAGGCCCAGCGTAACTACCACGCCGTTCTCGATCTTCCAGTAGGTGGACAGCAGCTCATTGACGAACCAGAGCAGCAGCTCATTCTTGCGGATGTCCCGACGCAGCAGTCGCATGATAACGCGGCGGCTCAACGACTGGAAACATTTTGTCACATCTGCCTTGCCGTACACCCTGCATCGCTTATCCCGGCGCAGCCACTTCTCGATCTTGCTTTTGCCCGCCACCTGCCCGCGCTTCTTTACGCTGGCGTATTGGTGGGGCATGATCTTGGCCCGGAACAGCGGCATCAAAGCGGTAACGGCCACCGCATCCATGATTTGCTGCATGATGCTTTCGTGGCTGATCTCCCGCTCCTTGCCGCTGATGCCGTCGATGCGCTTAAAGAACCTGATCGGTGTCAAGCGCAGGTCGCGCCGCCTGATGCGGCGGCAGACTTCCCGCGCAATGTCTTTGCAAATTTCCATCAGGACGTTGTGGTTTTGATATTTGATTGCCAGTTTGATCTCGCCCAATGTGTAGCAAGACCATTGCACCATGAACACCTGATAATCCCGCCGCGACCACTTGGGCGGGCGGTTGTTGTCACCGTGCAGGTAATCAAATATCCATATAGACACTATATCGGAGTTTGTAATATCGACTGTTTTGCAGTAAGTTTTCAATTTTTTCTCCGTAAAAAATCTCTGGTGAGAACGAGGACGTTCGGTTTCAGCTTTTGGCCTATTCTACTAGCCCAGATCATGGTCGTAAGCCATGAGTCACCCCTTGCGGGGCCGCGTGCTACACTCAATTTCATGCGCCTGCATAACGCAGCGCATAGGTGCGGCGCTGCCGCAGCCGCCTATTACGACGGCGAATTACGATGCAAAGTATTTGCCATTTTCTTACCAGATCGCGCCCGCTGCGATGTTCCAGTTCGCATTGCCCAACCCGTTGTTCAAGTTCGCGCAAGCGAGGCCACAGTTCGAGTAGTCGTTGAGGTTACTCCACGACAGCCACTCATAGACCCCGCCGGAGGTCGGAACATTGACCGCGGACTAAGCACCGTAATCCCCTTGTTTCGGACTAAAATTTCAGCTCGCAACAGCCGGGAGGTTATAAGGGGCTATGCCCCTCTGTTCGGGCCGACCATAAAGGTCAGCCCGAACATTCACCCCGGTTTGCACCGGAACCAGGCGCGCCCGCTGCGATGTACCAGTTCGCATCGCCCAACCCGAGGTCCAAGTCCGCGCAAGCGAGGCCACAGAACGAGTAGGCGTAGAGGTTACTCCACGACAGCCACTCAAAGACCCCGCCGGAGGTCGGAACAAAGACCGCGGACTTGAAGCCGTTGCCGGAGTTTGCGCCGTTGTCAACGATGCTG